GTCTCACCCTCGATGAGCACAAATGCGTGCGCGTTCCTGTTGCTTCCACCATCGCAAAACACTCAATACCGACTCCGCTGAGATTTATTCCTGTTCGGAATCCTTCGATTTTAAATGATGAGGAAACCTCTACGCTCGGAGCATGGCAAGTGATTCGGGCTTTGTTTCCGCGAACATTAACGATGGTATCCTTGCGTAATCTCTCACCGCCACCGCCTCCAGGTAGATCGGTTGGCGAGATTGGAGGCGCGATCTGCGCCACCAATAGCCCCTGCACGCCGATTGATAGCGGCGTCGGGCTTGCCAGCAAGCCTTGCGTTGCAATGAGCAAGGATGCGATCATGCTTTAAATCCGAGTGACAACAGTATTCGTCGTGCCATCACCGGTGATCGCTTGCGTAATTGCGCCGGATGATCGCTGGGTTGGCGTGACCGTCAAAGCATTTGCAATATCGAGACCGTGGATCGCGTGGACTTCAGCGATCTCCGTTAGTTCTGGCGTGAGTTCGGTTCTGACGGCGCTTGCATTTGCTGCCGCTGTTGGTGGCGTTGTGTATGACGCGCTGGCAAGCCTACTAGAAGTTGCAACATCAATGCGTGCGAGTTCCACGCCAAGCTCTGATCTTACGGCGATTGCCGTCCCTGCCGTTGTGGCGGTGGAGAGATCGTTCACAAGAATCTCAGCCGATCCGTTCCACGCAATCGAGCCGCTGGCAATAGGAGTTGTGGAATTATAAAAAGCAACTTGATATGTCCCCGCTGTGATCGCTGGCATATTGCCAGTATAGAAACGAGTTGTCCCAATCTCCGCGCAAGTTATCGCAGAACCTACCGTGATCCCAGATTTAAAGAGTTGAGCCGTTACCGTTAGACCTGTTGCCGGTTGCGCTGTGTTTAATTCGTTTGCCATATTTTAAGAGTTCAATATTGCGATTGCTTCTTGTGTTGTTTCTGTGAATCCAAATGGAGCATTTGTCCAATCGCTTCTAGGAGCTTGATCTGCCGCATATGCTGCAATCATCCCGTCCGTCCAACCCTTAACTGCCGTCAGTTTTGGCGAGGATTTGCCTGCCGAAATGAGTTGTCCGCTCAAATCAAGAAGCGTCACAAGCCCGGTCGAATTGTATCCTTCTTTGTTCAACCATTCTTCTGCCGTCCACGAAGGTGGTGGTGGAATTACCCATTGACCATTATCCCAAATTGCATTTGGCGCTGGCTTAGGTGGGGCCGCAATCCACTCTTGAAGTTTTGGGTTGTTTGTCTCTTCCCAAATGTCGATCAAGGATTGTGCCAAATCACGAAGATCGGAAGGATTTGTTCGATTGTAATAATTAGGCATAGACTCTCGTATGGTTGGCGACGGTTGCGCCGTTGTTGTTTGTGATGGCGAGTCCGCCTTTTTGGTCGATCAGATTGCGGACGAGTGGCGCGTAGAAAACAAGATTCTGCGGGCGGATTTTGTCGCAGGTCATTCCTTTGGCGAGGGAGGCGATTTCGGGCTGGGTGAGGGAGGCGTTCCAGATGCCAACTTCGGCTATGTCACCAGTAAAAAAACCGCCTGTTCCGGCTGACCCTGCGCCAAGTGTTAAGTTTGCTGTGCCTGAATGTATTGAGGTGTTGGTTGCCGTCCCTTGAGCAGTTCCATTGGAAAGCGCTCCAGAAATATACACGTTTGGATAGTTTACTGGACTCCATGTGCCACATAAATGCTGAAAGGTTGCGCTTGTTGAGCTTGAAGAATCTCTTCTGGAGACGGTTGATCCTGTCCCATCTTGCGTGGTAATAAATACAAGATTCCCGCTTGTCGTAACGGCCAATAAATAAGATCGCTGATTTGGTTTCCCAGCACTACTTTCATACTTCGCAACTAATTGTTGTTCGGTTGTTAGATCAGAACCGCGCTTCGCCCAACAGGCAACGGTAATAGCGCCAGTAATGTCTAAAGCTGCCGTATCGTTTATTGAAAGATACTGGCTACTCGCTTTTACAAATCCGTAAGCCATTACGCTGCGCTCCTGATTTCGACGGCGATGAGTTCGGCATCGCCAGTCATGGTGTCTGATGCGCTTGTTGCGTTGCGCGTGACTTTCAAACGGAATCCATCGCCAGCGGTAACGGAATCGATTGTCGTAAGCGTGATCTCGGTGTAATTCGGAATGCCGCTTGTCCCGCTTGTTGCTGCCGTTGCGCTTGCTGCCGTATCGAACGAGTCGGCGTCCATGTCGGTAGTCATCCGCTCCAATGCGACTTGCCAAACGCAGTTGCCTGTCGTGGCAGTTGTCGCGGCCCAGATCAAGCGTATCTTCAGACCGCTTGTAAGTATCGCGAATTGAGGAATGACATCTAAAAAAACAGAGTTCTCGATTGTCGTATCATCGAAATCTAAAACGGCGATGGAGTTTCGCGTGTCGAGCGTTGCAAATGCTGTGGCAGGCGGTTGGTTTTCGCGTGGCGTAAACGTGCAAAAAGTGCCGACGCCATTTTGCAGGATGTTTGACGCGATCATGCGAGCAATATCAATGCACTCGTTTCGGTTGGTTTAGGGAACTTGAGTTCAAACGTGCCGTCAAATACGCCACGCTCGCCCCCAAAAGCGAGTACGCACATTACGGCATTATCTTTTGACGCATTGTAAACAACAGCCCCAGATGCCTGGAATGATGCGCGGCTCAGTTTAATATCATCGAACGATACCCACGCGGATTTCCCTGCAACGCCTGTCTTGAATCCCGATAGCTTTATGCCACCGGCTTCATATCCGTTGCCGCTGATCTCGCCGTTCGGCGTGTATTTCTGAAGTTCCGGCCCGATCTTCGCATCCGTTCTGTATAGCGCGATTTTGTATTGATCGTTCGGTTGGTGCAGTCCTATCAAAAAGGCTTGCTTGGCTGAGAGTGCGATTCCTTGAGTTATCATTTTGCTTGTGCTTGGCAGACGGCTGCGCGTTGTGCGGTTTCTGGGTATTCTGAAATCATTAGGTCATCTCCCATACAGCGGGAAACAAAGTCAGGTTGCGACTCGCCGATAGATGGCGTTGGCATAACCATTTCGGATATCAAATTAACGCCGTTGAATCTGCCGTGTTGATCCCGCGAAAATTTCATTTCCTTTTGCTTTGATGCGGCTTCCTTTGCGGCCATTGATTTAGTTTTTGCTGCGGCCCACACTTGGCCAGCGTCTCCACCCCACAATGCCCAAGCGATGCGGCCTGCGGATGGGAAGCCGTCTTCACCTTGTTGAAAACCCTGCCCCTTTTTATCAACTTCGTGACGCGAGAAAAACGAGTGCATTCTTTTAACGGTATCGTCCGAAAGATTCTTACCGTTGCTGATGTCGCGAGCGCGGGCAACTCCTACGGCGGTTCCGCCTCGGTTGTATTCTTCGCGCCACTTTAAGCCCTTTAGCGCCTCTTCTACCATGCCTTTGCTTGGCTTGTTCTCGTCTGCGAGATCAACTTGCTTCGGTTGCTCTGTCTGTATTGGCTCAGGTTGTGGCTCTTCTTGCACTATAGGCGCGGCTATAGGAGCGGCGGCTTGAATCGGAATGATAGAATCCGAAATGTATTCCGCAGGAATGTCCATCTCGTTAGCAAGTGATACGATCATCGCGCTTTCCTTCGCTCTTGCGCGAAGTGCTTCTTCGTAGTCCTCGCCCATGTCGGAGTAAATCTGTCCCGCCGTTTTCAATCCTGCCTTCCACAAATTGATGTCGGCATTGGCTTCGCGTCCGTAATCGATGCTAACCTTGGCAGGCCAACACCAGCGGCCATCGAGCAAGTATTCGGAATCTGGAATGAGTCCGCGAGCGGCGGCGTCGAGAAGGATAATATTTTTTATCCTGTCTAGGAATTTGCCTTCCAGCAACCCACGCCACCGCAAGAATGTGCGCTCGGCCATTGCCGCTTCCATGCGTGCCATTGGCCCACTCTTGTCGGCGTCGAATGCGAATCCATAAGGTAGGCCAACAGCCATGCAAATATGGGCTTGAATGAGTCGGATAAATTCTCCGAATGCACCCGTCGGGCGATCGCTCTTGAACATCTCCATTTTCTCTCCCGATCCCAAATAGTTGACCGTGCCAGGGTCGAGCGACTGCAAGCGCGCAACTTGGCCTTGATCGTTCGAGTTGCCCCGTGCAAAATAGTCGCCAGCGTCAGCGGCTCCGCTCTCGGTGGTGATGACGCCGGACTGATACGAAGCGTATTTGATCGCCTGCACTTCGGCCTTTATCGCTTCTTGTAGATCGCGAGTTGCATTTAGCGCAGTAGCGAAAGCAGAGCGCCCACGATATTCGTCAAGTCGCGCTGCGTCGAAAAGGTGGATAAACTCTTTTGCAGGAATATCAGTAGGAGAAATATACTGGTTGTTGATAGTGCGCGTGAAAATAGTGTATGAAACGGGTCTTCCATATTCGTCAACATTTATTCCGCCGATGTATTTGTCGGTATCCGTTCTGTCGTAAGGCGATCCGATGCGGTCGGCTTCGACGCTTTGCAACTTTAGGTCTTCGCCGTCTCGGACGATGATGAATCCGCAGTCGCCATCTCGCAGCATTGCCGTTACAGCGAGTTGTAAAAGCGTTGTAAAATTGTGACGGCCTAAGAAGTCGCACTCGTTACACCACTTCTGCCAATACTTTTCAATTTTTGTATCGACTTCA